TGCGCCGAAGGCGTGGGTAGCCCGACATCGCGACAGCGTCACGCCTCCAACCCGAGAGGGCAGCCCGGGAGCCTAACAATAGATTTAGCCCGCCGCAGGCGTCGCACCTTGCGCCAAATCCACATTCACAAACTCGTACTCAGCCACATGAGTTCCCACGTCCACATTAGGTTTTTGGTTCTCTAAAGAACGTGACGTATCGCATCTGGGTTCTAATTGCATCTTTTGGGGCTTCTCCACTTGGAGCTCCCCATGCGTCGCACCAGAAGACATGGAAGACAGCGCCATCCGTAGGAGTGAGTCCAGTTGTCCATCTAACTTGTCGTTTGAATGGCACGTAGGTGTTGATTTTGATGTAGGAGGATCGAGTTGCATACGAGAAGCCTGAGACCGCGTTATCGGCCCGTCCGAGAATGCGCCGCTTGTGGTAAAGGATTGCGTAGTCATCAGAGTTAATGGGCAGAGATGAGATCTCATTTGATGTCAGCGTATTGTCGAACGTCTGAGCACGGCTCGATGCGTTCGCTCGAAAGAAGTCTAGAGAAGTGATAACACTGTTCTGACGTGGTGCTAACACAGCCTCATTGAAGTACACTGGACCAAGAGTAGAATCGAACGAGGTTCCTACTTCGCCAATGATCCGGAAACCGTTAACGTCAGCATGCTGACGTAGCCGGTTAAACAGGGCCGTCCCCTGGTTGATGCTCGTCAAATTTGTAAAGTACAACAAGCGCGTGTTACGCGCTTGTGGCGAAGTATCATTCAATATTGTGATACTTTTTGAATTCGTGGTACCTTTTTTCATTCCCACTAAGCGAGCCCCACTAACGTATCGCTTCGCCGAACGCCGGGCACGCCATTTCCGTTGGATGATCCGTGCGTTGTACGACCGGTATCCTTTAGATTTTTTATATGCACGCATGTTACGGGACATCGCCCGGCGTTTAACAAACGGCATTATCGCCAATTTAGCGATAATCGCCAGTTAACTTATGTTTTTTATGGGATTAAAGTGAAGTGAGTATGCTCATTATTACCATACTCACTTCCATCCCATCCCATGCAAGGCAAGTCCTGGCTCTTTACAGTCCCTAACTACACCGATGAAGTATTGCTCCATCTGCAACTTGTGGGTGAATCCCCTGACACCACGTATCTTGTCGTCGGAAGAGAAGTCGCTCCCGGAACCGGACTGCCACATCTACAGTGTTTTATCAAGTTTAACAGCAACAAACGATTTGCAGCTGTGCAGCAGTTGCTTCCGCAATGTCACCTCACTTGTGCGCGAGGATCTGCAGAGCAGAACAGACGATATTGCACGAAAGACGGCGATTATGAAGAATGGGGTACTGTCCCTACTCCAACTCAAGGGCGTCGAAGCGATTGGCAAGTCTACCTTGACTGGTTACTCGAACGTACCGACGAGCCCACTGATCGCGAGCTCATCGAAGCGTTTCCGTCACTGTACGGACGATACTCCCGTAACATGCGTTCAATGGCGGCAGAGATCTGCCCCCGACCTACGCTACGTAGCGGAACCCTCCTGGCCTGGCAGTCCGAGTTGTTACTCGAACTGCAGCAGCCCCCTGACGACCGCGTCGTTCGGTTCTTCGTCGACCTCACCGGAGGAACTGGTAAGTCCTGGTTTTGCGGATACGCATACACAGAGCTCGCAGGAGTGCAGCTTCTTGGCCCTGGCAAGAGAGATGATCTCGCCCATGCAGTCGACGTACGCTCAACCACCTTCCTCTTCAACATGCCAAGAGGAACAATGGAGCACCTAAACTATGGTCTCCTTGAGATGTTAAAGGACCGCATGGTCCTCTCCCCTAAGTACGAGAGCACTATGAAGATACTACGTGCCGTACCTCACGTCGTTGTCTTCAGCAACGAGGAGCCTGATCTAACTAAGATGAGCGAGGATAGATATAACGTAACTACTATGTAAACGCAACAGTTTTACTTGCGCCGAAGGCGTGGGTAGCCCGACATCGCGACAGCGTCACGCCTCCAACCCGAGAGGGCAGCCCGGGAGCCTAACAATAGATTTAGCCCGCCGCAGGCGTCGCACCTTGCGCCAAATCC